CCGGGTCCGGCATAGGCCGCTGCTCCCGCATGCTTGTCCGCAACAATGGCCTGGAGCAATTGGGCCTGAGCAGCACCAACGAGTGCGACCCAGACAAGCAGCCCGAGAAGAAGCCGCCTCATGGCACCGCCCATGTGCCGTTGAAGCAACCCACGTCATAGTGAGTTGCGTCGTGACCAATGAGACAGATTTTATCGCCCAACGCCCCGCCCGAGGTCGCCGATGTATTTGCCGTTCCATAGCCGGAGTAATCGGTTTTCTCATAGAGAACGCTGGAAACCCCCGCTATAGTGATGACCCCCGTAGTACCCGGAGTATTGCGGACGAGAAACTGATATCCCGCTGCCGGCGTCGGTGGCGTCACGGTGCATGCTCCGGTGCATTCCCAGATTTCACTGGTTATCCCGCCAGTTCCCAACGTGTGCGTCGTGCCGGTCGCGAAGGTGACGGCAGTAACTTGCGTCTGCGGCACCGTTCCGACCGTGATGGCGGCTCCGGTCGTTGCTTGCTGCACCACGCCAACCGTACCGGTAAAGTCCGTGGAACCGCTAGGCAAAACAATCGTGCTCGCAGTTCCTGCCACCGCAGGCGGCTTGATACTAAGGTCTCCCGAGGTCGAACCGAACAGTTTGAGTATGCCAAGCGTAGTGTTGGCAGTTCCGATCGAATGCGTTGCCTGCCCTAGTGCAAGAGCGGGCACGATTACCGCTATCGCAGTGGCAAGGATGGTTCTGTATTTCACGACTCAACGCTCCTATGGGCAGGTAAGGGCAGTATTACCATTAGAATTAACAGCTCCGGTGATGTTGTCAGAACATGCCGGCGTAGCTGAGCCGCCCGGGCCCTGGATAAGCCACGCATGAGCCGATGCCGCGCCCAGGGCCATCAACGCGACGACCAGCACCACCCGGATCATAGCGGCGCCCAGTCGATCGAGATCACGCCCTTGCCGACCCCGCCCAGGAACGCAGCACCGTCCGCCGTCGAGAAGCAGACCGTATCACCCGCCGCCAGATCGTCCGTCGCGCCGCCCACCAAGGTCAGCGTTTGCACCGTATTCGCCGTCCCGTTAGCATCAAAGCTGCCGCTGTGGAGCGCCGTCCCGGAGGCTGCACAGGCAACGCCGCTGGCGGCTTTCTTGACGATGATCGTCGCCGTCGTTCCGACCGCAGGCCCTATTCGTCCCTTGATCGCGGTTATCCTCGACGCCTGGGTTACGACCGCGACGAAGTTGCCGTCGGGGTTGGTCGCGCTGTTCCAGCCCATTGAGAACGGCACGTTGTGTAAGAGCGCCGCGCCCTGTGCCGAGGTCGTCGCCGCCGGAAGCTGGGCCGCCGTTGCCACCCCGGAGATGTTCGTAAAGGCCGGCTGCGCCCGTGTGATGATTCCGGTATCGGGAACCGCCGTGACAAACTGATTCGAAACCGCCGCATCGGTGCAAAGGCTTGGCGGGCTGACGGTCGCCCATTTCCCGGCAACAGTTGCCTTATAGATCACCGCCTGATGCGAGCACCCAAGGTCCGTCCCGGTGTTCGCCCCGTCAATCGTATCCGAGGCGGCCCTGGTCGGCGTAACAGCAAAGGACGAATTGAAGATCGCTCCCTGATCGACCACCGTCAGCGGGCAGCTCAGCACCCAAGTCGAGACTGCCGGCAAGGTCAGCACCCGCGCCGCGCCAACCGGCGTTCCAGGCGTCGTGTACAGCAACCCGGTTGATGCCGAGATCGTCTTGTCGGTCGTGCCATCCCAGGTGTCGATCCCGACCGGGCACGGGGTCGTCAGGCTGACCGTGACGGCCCCGGTTGTGGTGGACGCTGTGACACCGTTCGTTCCGGTGACGCTGGTGATTGTTCCGCCCCCGCCGCCGCTCCCGCAGGCCCCGGTCGAGTACACGATTACGTCCGCCCCGGTCAGCCCTAAGCAACGGTCCTGGGTATCCAGCGCAATCCCGGTCAACTGGATCGTGGTGCCGCTCAGCGCAAAATCGCCGCTATATGTGCCGCTGAGCACGTCGCCGTTATTCTTCAAGAACGCTCCGGCGGTCCCGACATTGACCCCCAGCGCTGTCGCGACACCCGTGCCGAGAGCGCTGGTTTTAAGAAACGTGCTGGCTAACATCGCGTCGCTGACGCCGCCCGCCTTCAAGGTCAAGGCGCCCGCAGAGATGTCAAACACCGACGTCGTAAGGCCCAGCTTGTTGTTGTTCGCCCCAGCGTTGGCGAGATACATTGCGGCAGAGGTCAGCGACGTGCCCGCCGCCAGGGTCGGCACGTCGGAGTCGGCGTGCGCCGTGGCGGGCAGAAATGCGGCAAGCGCCGCGATCAGCAGGAACCGACGCATTGCAAATTGCCTCCCCCGACCAGCAGGATATTGCCGCCGCCGACCAGCAAGAGATTGCCGATGACGGCAGGCGGGCCGGCAGCGACCCGGCGGGAAAGATCGTCCAACCCCATGCCGAAGCCGAAGCCCTGCGCCAACGCGCCGCCCGAAAGCAGCAGCAGGGCGAGGACTACCAGAGTCCGTAAACGGCGGTGCATGATGTTCCCGAGCTCATCAGCTTCGTGACGGAAAACGGCAGAAGCGCCCCCGATTGGACATTGGTGAAAGTGACCGGCGCCGTATCCTTCTCAAAAAGGATGGCAACATTGCAGGCGGTAGCGTCGCCGATGAAAAGCCCGCGGGTAAACTGATACGTCGTGGAGTCGCTCTTGACGAGCAGACGCGCCTGGATCGCCTGGTTGAGCGTGCCGTTGCCCTGCGGCTTTGATTGGGCGTAGGCGAAACTGATCCCGGCGATGAGGAGAAAGCCGCCAAAGAGGAGCGCCTTCATCCCCGCCCACATCAGGGCGCGGCCCAGGCCCGTGGTCGGCCAATCGAGGCCATCGTGCCAATCGTACATCAGCGCCCCCTCTTGCGTGCTTCCGAAAGGCCAATCGCGATGGCCTGTTTACGGCTCTTGACCTTGGGGCCCTTCTTGCTGCCGCTGTGCAGCTTACCCTCTTTAAATTCGGTCATGACGCGGTGGACTTTCTTTTGCGACGCACTCTCCTTTTTCGCCACCTTGCGCCCCCCGCCGATCCCGGCATACGAACTCGATGTGTTCATCCGAGCGGTATGCGGGCAAAGGGAGCATCCGTCAAATGATTGCTGCCGCCTTCCTCACCCTGGCCGCCGTCCTGGCTCTCGCCGACATCCTCGGTCCAGGGCACGATTTCGGCGCCGTGGGGTCCGCTGTGGTGCTGTTTCTGCTCTACAGATGGTTGGGGCCGCGCAGCTGGAACCGGCTTCTGACGGCCCTCCTGTGGCTCTCTGTGGGCATCGCGGCGATGGCGGCAGGCCAGGCGATAATCAATTCCGGGGTCCGAGCATGGGGTCCGTTCAATTCACCCAATTACCTCGGGGCCTATGCCGTGTTAATGTTCTTCCTGGCTGTTGCCGGGTCAGGGGGAAAGACCTTGGCATTGTCAGCCCGCACCCTCCCGGTGGCAGCCAACCTCCTCTCCCTCGCGCTCAGCCAGAGCCGCGGCGCGCTCCTCGCCCTCGGCGCGGGTCTATTCGTCTTGGCAGCGAGCGGCAGAAAGTGGCAGCGAGTAGCCGCGAGTATCAGCTCCATCGCGATAATGATCGCCGTCTTGCTGATCCGCCCCGGCAACGAGGAGGCACGAATAGGTCTATGGCGTCTCGGATGGCAGATTGCCCAGCAACGCCTCGCCCTCGGCTGGGGCCAAGGCTTCATCAATGTCGGCGGGCTCAACCACTTCTACTCGATCCCGCTCGACGTGCTGATCTGGGGCGGCGTCCCGGCTATCGTCGCGGGGACGTGGCTGCTCGTCGCAGCGTGGCGCTCAGCGCCGGATTACCGACCGTTCCTCGCCGCCTGGTTTGTGCAGGGGCTGTTCATATCCGGCATTCCGGCGACGTGGATACCCTTCGTCGCCGTCCTCGGCTACCGCGCCTCAGAATACCGGGACGAATCCGACCGTGCCTGCCGCGTTGATGACCACCATCCACCGCTGGACGGTCGTGTGCGACCCGACCGGGCCGACCGAGCTCATGGCGGTGGCGACGACGCCGAGCGGAGCAAAGGCATTGCCGCCCGCGAGGGTGAGTTCGCCGTCGTTGGTAAAGCCCATCCAGTTAAGGATATAGCGATTGATGTTGGCGACGATGCTGCCAGGGTCGACCGGGCCGGTGATCGGCGCGGCTACAGCCATCACGCCAAGCGACAGCGCGCCGCCGAGAAAGAGGCCGACGAGGCCGGAACTGATCGAGGTGCGGGTCATCATGTCCTCCGAGGTTGAGCGGCTATAACATGGATTTAGGCGGTCGGGTTAGCATCCCGTGAATGCTGTGATAAGACCATTCTTGATCGTGATCGTTGCTGCCGCCGTAACGACGGTGCAAGCCGCTATGCCCTGCGTGCCGTCAGACCAGATTGCACCCTTCACGTTCAGCGAATCCGCGCCCTTGTCGCCGCCTGATGGCGAGCCGATCTGTACCCCACCCCCCGCCGTAGCTCTCCATATGCCCGTCAGCACGGCCGCCGTGCCTCCGGCCCCGGTTGGCGCTCCCAATAGGTCCAAAATCGCTGAGTTGTCGTTCCGTAGTGCGAACGATGAGCCGGTAGAGGTATGAACGAACCCAAGGTTTGAATCAAATTTTAGGTTGAAATAAAGAGCAGCAGGAACGCCCCCGCCGATCGTCATATCCCCCGCCTCGTAGAGACCAGAGGTCGAATTATCGATGATGTTCCTGATCGCAAAGAGTTGACCGCCACCCGCCGGGAGTCCGGTGATGAGCTTCCCGGTCAGTGTCTTACTATTTTCCTGGCGCGGGTCGTTCCAGACGATTTGCGCGCTAAGCCCCTCGACCGGGGCTAGGTACGGATCGCCCGTGATGCTGTAGGTATTGAATATCGACGCCTGTGCCGTGCCGGAAGAGTCCTGCCCCCGCACGATCATGATCCCGACACTCTGGATAAAGTGATTACTGTAGGTGTAAAATGTCGGTATCCCCGATAAATCCCAGTCGTAAAGCGCCCCTGAAAAACTAGGATGATATGCCCCCGAATTATAAAATGTATTCGTGTCGGCATACACCAGTTCTGCCCACGTATCGTTACCGACCCAGCCATGCATATTATTGAATAGAAGGAAGCTACTATCGCCCGTGCCGACAGATGGGTCTCCAGTCAGGCGTATGCCAACCCCATTACTGGCCTCTTGGTTAATATACCCATCCGAGAAGACGATATTCTGCGTATCGGTCGGGATGATCGCGTTGGTGTTGGTGTTCGTCTCGATCGCCGCGTTGGTGCATTGCTGGGTATAAATGTCGGGGAACTGCCCGGTATAAGCCGTCTTGAATTTCAGCGCATACCCGGCCCGGTTCCCGCAGATCAGAGCCATTCGCTGCACCGAGTTACCAAGGATGCGCGAGGCTCCATCTGGCGTCGCGATCTCGATCATCGGATCAGTGCCGTTTCCGAGCCAGAACAGGCCAGAATTGTAAGGCATGTTGGCAAAGTTACGATTAGCCTCGGTGATGCCGCTGCCGTTACCCGCCACCGTCGCGAAATTATCGGTCATCGTCAGCATCGTGCCGGTGCCGCACCATTGCTTTGGCAAAATCTGAAGCGTCGCCTGATTGGTTCCGGCCCAATCAAAGCCGGCCTGCAACGCCGTCGCGTCGTCGGTGCCGAAGTACCACCAACCCGGCTTGAGATTAACCGCCACGGAACTCTGCGTGACCGTGAAGGTTGCCCCGGTGCCGCTGCCCGAGGTTGACCCTTGAGCCACTGGGTTCGACGGAGCGACGCTCCACCCACCAGGCGAAGTCGGAATGGCCTGCGCCACGCCCATCTTGAGGCTCAACTGAGCTCCGGTAAGACCAGCGCCATTCACCGGCTCGTTCGTCAAACTGGTTGGATTCGTAAAGTATTGGCCGCCAGTTTTCCCCGAGGCATCGGCCACAATCGAGTTGACCGCTGTAATGATGCCGCCGGCAACCGTTACGTTCGCCTGGAAATACTGACCACGGCCGGTTGTGCCAGTCACTATGCGGGTGCCATTGGTGCCTCCCGCCCCGGCCGCAGCGATGGTCGCGCTCTCCACCTTCGTATATTTGACGGTGAGGATCGGCTGCGCGCCGCCGGTAATCGTGCCGCCGGTGAGCGTGATCGTGTCGCCCGGCGCGTAACTTCCACCTCCAGACTGCGGCGTAGCGACGACAACGCCATAAGGCTGCGTCAGTCCGCTCGCGTATGTCAGCGCAGGAGTCACGGTCCATGCCGTGCCGCTGATGCCGGTGATCGTCCCGGCATAGGAATTGCCGCCGGTTCCGGCCCCGAGGACGACGAGTTTCTTGCCGACATTCGCGCTCGTCGGCGTGATGCTGTTGCCTGGGGTAAACGCCGTCCCTCCGGCGCTCCATGTCGCCCCGCCATCAAAGACCTGAATGTCGCACTTTGCGCCGAACTGCGGATCGGTCGGATTAGGAGGGATCGACGTGCCCTGATCGAAGACGGGCACCTTGTATGGGATGCCGTTGCGCACCGCCGACAGGTAATCGGTCGCGCGATAGGGCGAAGTCAGCAGCGGAATGCGCCCGACCATGCCGGTGTACTGGTCGCTGAAGGCGTCGGCGAGCGCCGGCTGCGCGCCGAACGCCAGCATCCCGAAGATCAAGACGACCGGCTTTTTCATGGAACAACCACCCCACCCGCATCGACCTTCACCAGATTGGGACGGCCGCCGTCGTTAAGATAATTCACCGGCGCAATGTTCATATAGAGGTTGCCGAGGCGCAGGCTCGCGTCGCTCTGCCCCTTCACCAAGAAGCTCATCTGCTTGAAGACGACGGGCTCGCTCCAATCGAGGGAACGCTGGCGCATCGCGCTCGCCACCCCTTGCGCGAACGCCTGATCGATAATGCCGCGGTCCTCGTCGAGCGCCATCACCTCGATCGCCAGCGGCGGGGCCAGGCTGAACATGATCGACGCCTGGACCATCGCATTCATCGCCATCACCGCGTTGTCCGGCAGCAGCACGCTCTCCTCCACCCACAGCATCTGATCGCCGTTCTCGACATAGACCGAGGCGGTGGTCACATAGGCATCGCTCTGCCACAGCGAATGCTCGATCCCAACGGGCGCGATGAGGAACGATGTCCGCCACGGCTGGATGAGGCTCGCCGGGAAGGTGTGCGGGCCGTGCCAGATTTGCTTGGTCAGGTCGAGCCAGTATTCCTGCGAATCGCCATCAGCCAATCCGTTCTGCGTCGTGATCCGCAACACCCCGGCATTCGCCGCGGCGCAGACGCGCGAGGGTTCGGTCGCATTGATGAACGGCTCGACGATGCCCTGGCCGTAGGCCCCGACCGGCGGCGTGACGGTGCCGTTGAACGTGACGAATCGCAGCCCGGTCGGCGAGATGAAGGCCAGACCCGCCTCGGTCGGCACTATCGACAGCGGCGAGTGGGTGCCCGTGGCGACCGGCAGGAGGTTCATCGCGAGATTGCCGGTCGCCTGGTCGCCGGTAATCTGCTGCATCTTTACGTCTTCCTCGAAGGCGATCAGCGCCTGGACGATGCCGCCGGTGATCGGGGCCGACAGGAGGAGCGGCGCGATCGCCGTCACACCGAGCCCGTCGTTGGTCGTCAGCGCCTGGACCCCGAGCGTGTTCGAGACCGAGCACGGCGAACCGCTATCGCTGAAGACGATCCCATCGCGGCCCAAGGCATACCATGCCCGCCCATTCATCTGCGCCACCCCAACGGGAACACTCGGCAGCGAGAAGTTATTGGTATTCCCGGCCCCCCACAGCGGCGCTGCCGCTGTTCCCCCGGTGATCGTGAAAGACACCCCGTCATTCGTCGCGGTCGCGTTGGCGGACAGAACGATCGTCGCGCCTTCAAACTTGAAGTCATTGACCGCAGTTATGGTCGCCGCCTGACTGAGACCCAATGCGCTGACGCCAACCGAGGTGATTGTCGTCAACGGCAGAAGACCGGGGCCAGAGATGCCCTGCCCAACAGCGGCCCCCAGCGGAGCCCCACCCGTTATATTCGGGGTTGTGGGAGAGAGCGTCGTGTTGCTGTTCGTCGTGCCCTGAATATCCGCCGGCGGACTGACCTGAAGGACATTCTCGCCGTAGCACTGAATTGTCCCACCCGCGACGCTCGATGTCGTCGCGGGGCTGATGTCGATCGAATTTGCGTGAACAGCAACGATCCTGGTGCCGGACAGAATGCCGAGCCCGGAAATGAACAGCGTGGCCTTGAGGCCGCTTGTGTCGGCGATGCCGTCGATCACCGTCGAGGTGTGGGTGTCGCCAACAAAATCGAAGCCGATCGGGTAGGGGTGGGTGTTGACGACGACGGTGCCGGCCGGGATGCCCGTGCCGGAAACCGCCAGACCGGGCTGCACGCCCAGCAGATTCGGATTGCCGGTAATGTACCGAGAGCCGCTAACCGTGTCCCCAACCGCGCCGAGCTGCGCGCCCGATAAATCAAACCAGCCGAAAGACACCTCACCCCCAGGAAACCCCGGATGCGTCACGATGATTCGGTTCCCGACCTGCGCCATGATCGGCGGCGTCCAAAAGCCGCTCGTCGGCGGCGAGGCTGGGACGTTGCTGCCGGTGATCCCCGAGACCGGGAGGAACACCCCGTTCGCTATATCGTAGGCATACGGCTCGTCGAAACCGGGGGTCGTCGAGGACGCGACCATGCCGTACTCGATATCGCCAACGACGAGTCGGGCCGAGATAAAGCCGGCGGCAGGCGGACCCCCGGCGAAGTTGGTCTTCTCGGTCGCAGCGGGGCGCGGCACCCAAACGTCGGTATTGGCCCGGTCGGGGATGAGGTTCTGGAGCGTCTTCATCGCCCCGGCAAAGGCGTTGGTGCCGTCTTTCGCGTCAGTCAGCCCCTTGGGTCGCCAGGAAATCGGGCGCGCGTTTCTCAGCGGCACAGATCATCCCCAGCCTTGACGCTTCGTCATGCGGAGGTTGCGGCCGCCGAGGGCCGAGGTGCCGTAATTGCGGCCATCAAGCTGGACCGCTTGGCTGCGATTCGTCTTATCGTCGCTGAGCCCGAGGTACTTGCCGAGTTCCTTGTCGGCCTTGGCGTCGCGCGACAATTCCCTCGAATCGTCGGCCAGCGCCATCAGCTTCGCCGCCAGCTTGTCGATCAGATACCCGTCATTCGGAAACCACGGGTATTGCGAGGTGTCGACCAAGGACGGCATCCAGCGCTGGTAGCGCACCGTGACCGGCCAGTTCGACAGCGGCGCGGGGTAGACATAGGCCACCGGGGCAATGCCGAAGAACACCGAGGCCGAGACGATCGTCGCCGTCGCCGCGGCACTCAGCACGAGGGTCGTGGCGCCGCCCGAAGGCGTGGCCGAGACGATCGTCGTGCCGGGGGTGATCCCCTCGCCGGCGACCGAGAGATCGGCCGTCAGGACCGCGGCGGGGTCTTGCGCTATGGCGGCGGTGCTGTTGATGGCGATCTGCATCGTCGTCGCCAGCACGATCCGCTGCGTCAATGGCGCACCCATGTCGGTGCACCACAATTCCGGCGTCGATTGCGACGGCAGCTTGGCGAACAAGTCGAACTCGGCGAGGTCGATCGGCGTCATAAAGATCGGCTGGCCCGCCGGAAAGGCCGGGGCCGGGTAGAGGTAAAACGCCGATTTGGTGACGCCGCGCGCCCCGCTCGATCCCGAGGTGCGCAGGTAGTCGAGCGGCAGAGAGTAGGGGCCGCTGCCGAACAGCGTCGATGTCAGGCTCGGGTTGAAGTTGAAGTTATACTGGCCGCGCGCCAAAGCGAGATCGGTCGATTGGCAGAGGTCGGAGAGGACCGCGTTCAGCAGCTCGAGCTGCTGCGTCACAAAGCCCGGCACCTTCGCGATCTGGGCCGCCTCGGTGATGATACGCGCAGCCGTCAGCATCAGAACGGCCCTTGAAACGGTATACCCACACCACCGCGAGGAGTTTGCAAATACCGCTGCATCATCTCCAGCGTCTGCGTCATCTGTGGGGTGTAGACGCCCTGCTGGCGCCACTCGTCCGCCGCGTCAGGGGTCAGATATCCTCGGATGTATGCGTCGCCCCGGCTCTGCGCCATCCAATCGTCAAACGATCGGCGACCATTGGGTTCTTCTTGCTGATAGGCACGGCGGTCGATCGCTTGAGCCTCTGGCGTCCGTTGAGCAAGTAACTGGTTCTTCATCGCGAGCCATTGCGGGTCTACGGGCGATCCTGACCTCGGGTCGATCGCGCCCAGCATATGCAGCATATCACCCGCGATGCTCTGATTGAGAGCGTCACCCTTTAGAGCCGGATCGCGAATTTCAATCGTCGTCTTCCCCGGATTTGGGTTCATACTCTCCCACGGCGGAAAGAACTCAAGGTGCCCCTCTCCGGTCCCGCGCTGGATTTGCGTATTTTGTAAATATGGTTGCAGCGCAGGCCACTGTTTAAGGATGGACGAGAGATCGAACCCGACAGGTGATTCCTGCTGTTGGTCCGCTAACGCGACACCTCCCGCGATTGGGTATCCCGGCATCGACACCCCATTTACTCGGCCGCCATCCGCGGCGGCTCGCCCAGGTCCAGCGGCTCCTCGCCCCTGAGGATTGCCCGCCAGAACGGGATGCGCTCCTCGCAGCCGGCGATCAAATCCTCCATCGCCGCAATATCCCTGGTCTTGTCGGCGATGTCCCTATCGATGCTCGCTAAGGAACTGATGTCGACAGGAGAGGTCGGGACAGCCTGGACCCGATTGCGGCGATCAGGCACGGCGACCGATGCCTTGGCGCTGATTGTCGCGATCATCCGATCCCGATCCCGTTTCAGAGCAGACAGCTTGTCTCGCTCTTTCGGCAACTCCTTCGTCTTTTGACGGACTGCCTGCTGATCGTAGCGCAACTGTTCAAAGGCGTCCTGCCGGCGTACCGCCGACGTAATCACATCGAGGCGGCGATTGAGGTCGTCGCCCGTGATGTCGGCTTCCGCCGAACAGATAAATTGAAAGACCTTTCCTTGCGCCCCGACCGGGCTCTGGAAATTGATCTGCATCCCCGGTACCTCGATCGGCGCCAGGACTGTCTTGTCGTCGTTCATGCGGCTATTCTCTTTGTTGCGAACGCTGTACCTGGCTCAATCGCCATGCCATCCATCATGTCGTAACGGCTGATGCGAACCGTCTCCGTTTCCCCGTGGCATCGAACCTTGAACACGGCCTCCATAGTGGATTGGTCTTCCCACCCGGAAAGCTCGGCGACCGGCCTATTGCAGATCGCGCACCGGGGCAGCCCGCTCATGCGTGCCCCACGTTGTTGAGAAAGCGCATCCCGCTCTGGGCGAGGCGCGACATGCGGCTCCTGCCCTGGAACTGGCGCTCGTTCTCGTGCGCGCGATACTCGATCTCGCGATAGCTGATGTACTCGGCCAGCGTGCCCTCGACCGTCGTGCCGTGGACATAGAGCTTGCCGTTGATCCGAACCCCCTCGTCGATGACGGTGCCGCTGTTGCCGGCCTCGGGCATGTTGATGACCCAGGAGACCGGAAGGTTCATCCGCTCACGCAGATCGGCGGCGGCGAGGGCGGCAGGTCCGATGAGGCCGGCGGTCGAGCGGGCGTGGCGCTGGGCGCGCTGCACGGCCAGTTTCTTCGCCGCGGTCTTCTTCTCCTCGGCGGCGCGCTTCTGCTCGGCGTCGTAGATGACCCGGAGTTCCAAATCGCTCAGCAGGGCGCGGATGTCGGCGTCCTGAGCCGCCAGGAACCGCTCGAAATCATCCCGCGGCTCGTCAGGCTTTAGCACCGACACAAAATCCGCCGGGACCGACTCCATGTGACCGCCCGCATCCTCACGCCAAAACGGCGTCTCAAAGACCGATCGCGGCGGCATCGGGGGTGGCGTCTCATGCGCGATCGGCGGCATCGCGACCGGCTCGGGCTTCGGGGCCGCCTTCAGGGCCGCGCGGTTCGCCGCCGCCTTCTCGCGGCCTCGGGCCAGCGCCTCGCGCCGACGCTGCTTTTCTTCCTCGGTCAACGGCATGTCTACCTCACGTCAAAGTCCAGGGTCCGGCACTCAGGCCGTAGGCCGTCAGCAGGATCGGCTGACCGCTACCCGTGATCTCGTCATCAACCGCCACGATATCGCCCGGAAACAGCGTCAGCGCCCCGCGGTTTGGCACATAAAGGATGCCCTCCTTGACGAAACCGCCGGCGCCGGTGACATCCGCAAATCTAAAAACCGGGCTCTGATCGTCAAGGATGTTCATGTTGATGGTGCGGACATCGGCGGTAGCCGTCGCCATGCCCGTCCAGACGAGCGCCAGGAGACTGTTGTTCGCGTTCGTTCCCAGCTTGCCGCCCGCCAGCGTCCAGGGGCCGGCCTCAACTCCAAAGGCGGCCAGCAGAATGACCTGCCCGCTGGTCGCATCCAGCGCAACGACATCACCGGGGAACAGGGTCAGGACGCCCCGGTTGGGAACGTACAGCAGCCCCTCCTTGACAAAGCCGCCGCAGCCGCTGGTCTGCGCGAGCGGATGCCGCGGGTTCTGGTCGTCGAGAATTGCCGCGTTAATAGCGGCAACGCTCGCTTGCGAAGCCGCAACCGATTCCCAGACGAAAGCAGTGAGGCTATTGGCGGCGTCCGTTCCGAGCGCCTGGATCGTCATCGGCTTACGGACTCCCGCTATTCCAGTCGTTGATCTGGGCGAGGAGGTCGGCGGTGATGAGCGTCGTCCCGCTCGCCGCCGCGAAGTCGCTCGCGATCGTCTGGAGCGCTGTCAGCATGTTCGCCAACGTGACCGACCCCGAGGTGCCGGGCACCACCGTAGCGTCGTTCATGAACAACATCTGGGCGTTGCCGAGCGAGCCGGGGCCGGCCAGCGGGCCGACGCCGGGGTTGTTCGCCTGACTCTGCCCCATCATCACCGTGCCGCCGCCCTTGGGCACCTGCATGATGCGAAGCTCGACCTCAATTCGTACTGCCGACATGGATAAGTCCTTTCCGCTATACGATCAGAGGTTACGCGAAGGCGCCGCTGTTTGAAGCAGAACACTCGATGCGCGCCATTTTGCGTTGATCCAAAATCGTCCACCCCTCCATCATCTTCCAACCAATCACCCGGAGTTGGTCGAGCTGATCCGCCTTATCGGCTCCGGTCGGGCGCAGCCACTGGATGCCTTCGAGTTTGAGGCAGGCAAAGGCTTCGCGACCAAAGATGAAGATTGGGTAGACCGTCACATCCGTCGCCGGCGCGGCCGGCGGGATCATCTGCGCGCCGAGCCCGGTGATCGTGACCACGGTCGATGGCGGGATCTCGATCGCCTGGCCCTGGAACGATCCGCCCGACGGGCCGGAGCTGGTGAGGCCGAGTTGCGTCGGCAGCGCACCGGAACCGACCCCGACATAAACCGCATAGGTAAAGCCGGTCGTCGAGGGGGTGGTCAGGGTGATGCCGCCGGTCGTTACCGAGATGTCGGCCGAGAGTTGGTAGATGCGGCTCTCGTAGAAATTCTGGTCGTCCCAGCCCGTCACTTGGATCGTGTATGTGGCGGTGCCAAGCGAGCCGACGCCGTTCGCGCCGTTGACCTGGGCGACGCCGGTAAAGGTCGGGGCGAGGTTCGTCGAGACGAACGTGATGCCGCCCCAATAGCCCATCTGGTTGATGTAGAGCTTGTCGACATCGCTGCGGCTCCAAGCCGTGACGACGGTCGGGTTGTTGCGGAGGTCTTCGAGCGGGAAGATCGAGCCGATGGCGACGTAGTGCTCGACCCCTGGGATCGTCTTCCCGGCCTGCCGCTGCGTGTAGTCGATGCCGCGCTCGACGGTCTCGCCGGTCTGCCCGTTCCACAGCGGAGCGCCGAGGTTATAGAGGTTGGCATACGTCCGGTTGACATCGGTCGGATTCAGCACGTCGGTCGCGGCGAGCGAGGCGCGGGCGCCGACCGAGTTAGCGTAATTGACCTGGGTGCCCGACATCAGGTTGACGAAGCCGTTGCGGTCCTTCATCTGGGCGACCTGCATGCCGAGCTGCTTCCCGGCGGCTGTCATCAGTTCCTGCTGCGTCGTGATCGTCGCGACATCGGTGCCGACCCAGCGGCCCGCCCACTGGACAGCGGTGCCGGTGACCTGGGTGAAGTCGAGAGAGTTCGGGGTCGGCGGCACACCCTCGGCGGTCGGGAAGCGCGGCAGGCGCATATAGTTCCAGCGGAACGCCTCCCACTGGACGCCGCGACCGTGCGGGATCGTTTTCTTGTCCGCGAAATTGTAGAGGACGACGGTGCGCTGGACCTGCTTCATCGCCTCGCGCTCAATATGCCGCGTGGTAATGCCGGCATACTGATTACTTTGGTTGGGTGTCGTGCCCTGGGCCATTCGCTACGCCTCCATTGCGCGGAGGGCAGCGTGGCCCCCGCTACCAGATTTTGATGCCTCGTGCGTCCGCGTCGCGGATTGCCGCCAGATCGGCTTCCTCGCTCCCCGGCTGGGGGCGGCGACCGCGTGCGGCCATGTTGCTGCGCGCCCCGGTCGGCTGGGTCCGCTGACCGGCGACACGCGCTGCGGCTGCGCGCTGCTGACCAGGGCGAACCCTGGCGGCTCGGGCCTCGGTGTCGCGGCCCAGGAGCAGATGATAGGCTTCCTCGCGCCCGATGATAAAACCGGCGCGGCGCTGCTGAGCACGGTACTGCTCAACCTTGTCACGGTAGGCTTCGCGGGTCGGTGAACGTGCGCACGACGCCTCATACCTTGCCTGATCGGCCAGTTCCTGTTGCTCGATGCGAAGCTGCTGGAGCGCCGCACCCATCTGTTGTCGCTCCCGGTTGACCACCGCCTGTAGGCGTTGCTCCTCCGGTACATACTGAAGCTGAGCATAAAACTCCGCTTCCGCTCGCTGCGCCGCCGCCGGGTCATAGGCCGGCTGGCGCTGCGTATTTTCCAGAGCGGCAATCCGCGCTTCCGCGGCCTGCGCCCGCTGTTCCGCCGCCTGTGCCCTGGCTCGCTGCGCTCTGACGGCCTGAGAGCCGCCGCCGCCGCGCCGGGGCGCTGGCTGCTCGCCTACATCATCTTCGGCTTCCGGCCCTTCTTCTTCGCCATCGCCGTCATCCCGACCTTCGTCATCGCCTTCGGTTTCGCCACCCTCATCGACTTCGGCGGCATCATCGCCTTCTTCGATTTCGCCAAGGTCCGCCCCCTCATCGATGACTGGTTCGCGCGGCAACGCATCGTCGCCGCCATCCTGACGTGTCCGCATCTTCGCTCCTCGGGGCGCGTTCCCCCGCTCGATAGCCGGTTAGGCCGGCCAGCCCCGGACTGCGATCGCCCGGTCGATGATTGCCTATGTCCCTATATCTTATGCGCTGTCAAGCGCGACGCACATTTCTGCGCGTAGGCTCTCTTTGAGTTTGGGGAGCAGCTTGTCCCAACGAGCCCGCAATTCATCATCTGGCGAGCGCGTCGAAGGCAGGAGACATGGACGCCGGGCAATCCGCACATGCAGCTTCTCGGCCTTCTTTTGCAGGGCCGTCATGGTGCATCCGAATTGAACGGCGAGGGCGCGGGAGCCGATACCCCGAGGGCCGAGATCGCGCAGCATCGCCACCTTGTCGGCAGTCCACCGCATTTAGTTTCTCCTCGGCATGGCGATGACGCCGGCGGCGGGGCCACTATCCGGGTGCATCGTCCCCGGCGGCCCCTTCGCGGCATGCGGCAAGCCCGGTCGTGCGCCCGGCTGCGGCTGACCACCGCCCTGCCGTCCGGGCCCACCACCCGGCGGCATCCCTTGCTGCGCCTGGGCTTTCTGCATGGATGCTTGTATTTTCATCTGCATCGACTGGACGTGCGCCGCCATGTGCTCGGCGATCGTGCCGAACGGGTCGCCCGACATCTGCATCGCCTGCGCGTGCGCCTGCATATGCTGCGGGTCTTGGTCGAGCGGGTGGACGTGGAGGTGCTGGCCGGTCAGCAGGATTTGGTTCTCCTCCTCCGGCTTCATCGTCAACAATTCGCGCTGGTTGATGAGCACCTGGCTACCGAGGAAGGCGCCAAAGAGGTTCTGGTTCTGCGCGATGACGAGCGGCGCCGGATCGAACTCGTAGCCGGCCTTGGCGAGCGCGGCCTGCATCGCCGGCTGCATCATGACGTTCATCCAGGCCGTGCCGCCCTGCTGCATCATCATCGACTGCTTGACCTGCTCGGCGCCGCGCCAGATGAAGGTGTAGCCGGCCCGGTTGGTCAGCGGCGGCACCTGCTCAAGCCGCGCCCTGACCCCCATCTCGCCGAACTGACGGACGGTGAGGTCGGTGTCGCGGAACTGATAATCGTAGTCGACGACGAGGCCGAGCATCGGGGTCAGCAGCCCCTCGACCGGCACCTTGACACCCTCCGCCGTCGTCAAGAGATCGACCGCCTGCTCCTGCGCCACCATCGCTTGGCTCGGTTTGCCGGCGCGGGTCTGCTGCGGCAGCATCGAGGGGTTGACGCCTAGCGACTGGAATATCGCGGCAAGCGCCATCTGTACGCGGGTCTGTGCCCTGGGGGTGAGATCAGGGAACGTAAGTAGGCTAATCGCGTCCTTCCCTCCATCCCAGATGGCGCCGACACCAAATACGAGGGGCCCGTTGGATTTCTCCGGGTCTCGTAAAACAATAGGCGCCGCGGAAAGCGTCGCCGCGTCAGCCCCCTCGTTGACCGCATCGTTGGCCTCGTATTGCAGGGAATCCACGTAGGAAATCAGGCTTTTCCCCTTGAAGACCCCGGGTGTTTTCTCGATCGGCACCGAGAGCAGCGGGCAGCGGTCGTTCCAGTAGGGGTTGCGCTTGGCGCCGAGCTGCGCCCGGTTCGGGCCGAAGAAGATGCGGCAGAGGCGCATCGACCCGTCCTCGTCGAAGCCGCCATCCTTGTCGAGCGGCAGGCAGGTCCAGACCTCCCACACCGTACAGCCGGTCCCCTTCGCGTGGATCCCAACCTCCTCGGCCAGATGCTTCTCGATGTCGGTGTTGTCCTTCGACACCTTGTCCATCGAGTCCTTGAGGTCTTTGCCCTCGGTCTTCCGCACCGCGCCCTGGTCGATCAGCTTGTCGATCTTGGCCTTGGTCCAGTGCCGGACGATGGCGACGCCGCCGCCTACCGAGAATGCTTCGTCGAGCGAGTCGACATTGGCCGGCCACACCCCGACATCGCAATCGTGCAGCACCTCGAAGACCGGCATGCCCTCGCGGATCACCTCTGATTTTACGTCCTCCATCTCGTCGCCGGGGGCCTCGACCTCGCCGCCGCCGTCCATCGGGACGCGGGGTCCGTGGGTTTCACGTGAAACAATCTCACGCTCGAGCTCGCACCAGTCGACATAGAGGTTGTACTGCCCCTCGATGTCGCCCATCCGGCACAGGGGCTTCAACACCTGCGTCTCGAACCGCACCTCGCGCAGATAGTGCTCGAGGAGGCCGATCAAGGATTGCGGCTGCGTTCCATCGGCCGAGACGACTTCGAGAAAGCGGCCCGATTGCGGGCACATCTGGTTCGAGAACCGCGTCTCGCGCGCCTTCACCGCGTCGTGGATGATCGGGAAATAGATGTTGGCGATGCCGCTATAATACTGCCGGCTGTTCGAGCGGCAGTTGAAGCAGTCCCAATAATCCTCGATGTCGTCGGCCCGGTCGCGCTGATCCTCGAACGCCCGGTGGACGGCGCTGAAGATGTCGTCGAGGTTGTCGCGCAGCTTCTTGGTCCCGCGGCCAGCGAGGAGGTCGCGGTCCCGGCGACCGAGAACATCGACCTCCTCGCCGTCGCCAGCCTCTGCCCCCGGTTCGGCCGGCAACTCAATCAGCGCAGTGCCAGCGTCAGACATTTACTTCTTGTGCGCCCGCGCGTAGAGCGCCGCGAGGCTGTCGCGCAGGCCCGCGAAGTGGCTTTGCAGCGAATGGCCGGCCGGCACCATCGCCGCGATCGCCTGCATCGCGCTGACCATCTGGTCAAGCACCGAATGGACGTGCGCCAGCGCCTCGTCGGCCGGCTTCACCGGCTTCGGCGGCTCGTTGATCGACGGATCGGCCGGCTCGGCGGGGTCGATCATCTCGGCGGCCCTCGAATAATCGTCACTGCCCTTCGCCATTACGCCCTCCGCTGCGGCATCGCGCTCGCATAACGAGCGCCGGTGCGTTCATCAATACGCTGAAATTGCCGGTTGTCATCATCTTCCTGCACCTCGCGGCGGGTCGAGATCAGGGCGCAATAGCTTTCCAGCCCCTCCATCAGCACTTTGTACGGCCCGTCCTCGGGGTTTTCCTGTAGCCGGCCCCGCAGCATCGGCCGCGCATAGCCGCCGGCGAGCGCCCGCAGGGTCCAGCGCGCCGCCGCGCCGATCTCGACCGCCGGCATGCCGCGCACGCTGCGCGCGAAGGCGTCTCTTATATAGATAGAGCCCGCGGTCTCCGTACCGCCGGCCCGCACCTCGGCCGGCAGGTGCCGGATCGCCTGCATCAGCCCGACATTGGTATAGCGGTCGCTGTGCCGCGGCGCGACGACCCAACCCGGCGTCTCGCGGCGCAGCAGCATCCGGTCGGGTGCGACGGTCTGAAGGACGGCATCCCATGCGCGGGTATCCCCGACGGGGCGGTAGCGCGCCGCGTCGGCCGCCAGCACCGCGGCAACCGCGATATCAGATGCTCGCTCGCTCGGCGGCCCCTCGAATACCCAGTCGGCGAGGATGCGCAGGACGCCCTCGTGGTGGCTGACCAGCATCGCCGCCGTCATCGCCCCGGTCGCATTGGCCGCGAGGCTCAATTTGTGGCCGGGGCCGACCAGCGGCTGCTCGACGATGTGCCCCTCGGTAAACCCGTCATAGACCAACTGGCCCGGCCGGGTCGTCTGCGCATAGGCCAGCGCGTTCGCCGTGTCGCGGATCCCGTGCGGGAACGAGAGGAGTTGCGCTTCCAGGGCCGGCATCGGCTGGGCGAAGACGACTTCGCCGGCGCTGAACAGCGGCTGCAGCCCCTCGATAAAGCGGACCTGCCCGCCGCCGCGGGTGCCGCTGATCGCCTGGACACCCTTTACCGGCACCGTGACGCCGCGCCGTATCTGCTCCTGGCGGATCGGCTGCATCAGCCATTGCACGAGCCCGTCGGTCTCGGCGAAGACCCAGACCGGATCAAACCGCTCGGCGATGTCGAAAATGAGGGCCACGATGTCGTCGGGCGCGATGAACTCGGCTCCCGACGCCCAGACGATGAGGCGGTTCCTGACCCATGACCAGACCGCCCAGCCGGTCGAGGCGGCCTTGCCGTGCGTCGTCCGCGCCGGATCCACAAAGGCATAGACCGCCTCATAGGTCCGCTCGCGCGGCTCGACCCGGAACATACCCCGGTCAAATCTTCGATCCGACAGGCTGACGGCCTCGCACATATACTCTTGGGCAAAGAGGCTCAGATCCCCTCTATATAGAGTGCGAATCTGATCGATCTGCGGGATGTCGAACTTGGCCGGCCACGTCGCGATGCGGGCGCCGTCGCCATCCAGGCTCTCGATCGGGAACTTGACCGTCACCATCCCCTCGTTTTCCAGCCGCTCGGGGAGTGAGTTCTTGCCGCGGCGGGTGCCGAGGAAGCGGCCCCAGGTCCGCAGCACGTCGTCGCAGCTCGGCAAAAACGTCTGCATCAGCCAGCGCCAGGTCTCGTTGCGCTCGGCGTCGGTGCGCTTTTCCTCCGGGTCTTCCACGTCATCGACGAGGAACGCATCGGGCCGCCACGCGAGATATTTCATCCCGGTCATGCTCTGGTCCCTGCCCAGGGCCTGGATGCACACCCCGTTCGACAGCACGAGCTTGGCTACGCTGTCGATCGTCAGCTTGACCCCGAACAGGCCGCCCTCCTCGACCGGCACCGAGAAGTAAGGGTTTATACGTATCTCGTTCTGGATCGCCGCGATGCGGTCGCAGGCCCGCGGCAGGCTGGGTCCGACGATGACCATGTTGTGATACTCGCGGAAGACCGCCTTTAGGAGCGCGGTTTCCTCGAGATAGGTGGTCTTGCCGAATCGGCGGAACCCCTCGACCGAGAGGCGGGCCAGCGGGCGGTTGATCGCGGCAACCAGCTCCCGGTGCGCCGGGGCCGATTCGTCGGGGTGGCGGTGGGCGAACAGATGGCGGTGGGCGAACCAGCGATCGGCGTGCAGCTCGCGTAAGAGCCGCAGGCTCGGCTCATCGCTCATGCGCAACCCTCCGAAACAAAGCGGCCCCGCCGGGGATATGACGGGGCCGCTCGTTGGGCTTGACGGCAGGAGACGTCCGTCATAGCGTGACTCCGTCATAGGTGTATGCGCACCTCGGGAGACAGCATGTCAGATACAAACTCCACCGACGAAAAGCAAGCCCCACTCGGGATCGGCGCGCAGATTGCCTGCGTCAGGCGCGAGATCGCGATGCGCGAGCGGGTCTACCCCTCCTTTGTCGCCCGCGGCAAAATGAAGTCGTCGGCGGCCGAGTACGAGTTGCGCGCCATGCGCGACGTGCTCGCCACGCTGGAGCGGATTCAGTGACCGCCGCTGCCGAAAAGCAAGCCCCGAGCGAGATCATCGCGCGCGGGCTGTGGCATGCGGTCAACGAGCCGCGGCAGGGCTACTTCGTGCTCGCCGACAGTCTGATTGCGGCGCTGGCCGAGGCGGGGTATGTGATTGTGCCGGTCGAGCCGACCGGGGCGATGATCCTGGCCGGGATCGGCGAAACCTGCGACAACGATCGCATCTTCAACATTTGGCGCGCGATGATCGAGGCGGCGGGGCGATGAGCGGGGCGATGAAAGCCCCCAGGCAGAATGGCGCCGAGCGCGGCTGGGGAGTGCTTGGCGTCGAGGATCAGAAGAGGGTGCTCGGGATGCTGCGGGGAGGCATGACCCAGGCGGCGGTCGCGGCCGAGTTCGGCGTCACCAAAAACACCATTGTCGGGATATGGCGCCGCCACGGCGAGCCGGTCGAGCCGGTCGAGCCCTCGACGCTGTACGAGCGTCTTTGTGCGCTGCACGCCAAGCTCGACCGGGTGCTTGCCGAGACGCGCGGCATCGGCATACTCGCGCCGGTACCGCCCCATGGACCTAAGGCAGGGCGGCGATGAACGAGTGGCCGGGCAATCCGCCGGACTGGTGGCTGCGCTATCACGGCCACGCCTCCTCTCGTTCGGACGCCGGTTCGGACGCCGGTAACGGCAGCGCCGAGCAGATGGTCGAGCTTACCGGCGAGGTGAAGATCCAGACCGGCAAGGCCATCCAGTTCTACGACGGATCCAGAACCGTCTGGCTGCCGCGCTCGCAGATCGAGATCGCCGACGATGGCGCGGTCTGGTGCGCCGAGTGGCTCGCCAAGAAGAATGGGCTGATATGAGCGAGCGGACTATCTGCCCCATCGCGCGGGAAGCCGCCAGCGACATCCTGTTCGAGTTGTCGATCCAGCGAACGGTTGCCCGGCACGAAACCCTCGTGGTGAGCCAGGGTCCGCAACCCTGCCCGCGCGCCCCCACGCTCGACGACGAAATCCCCTTCTGATGATTGCTGCGACGTGACCCAGATCGTCCACGTTCCGCGATCCGCATGGCTCGCCAACTTCCGCCGAGCGCGCGCCGCCGGCATCAAATCGCGCGAAGCCCGACGCAAGGCCGAACAGCGCCACCAAGCCGAACTCCGTCGCTCGGAAGAAGCGACGCCGCAACTCCGCAAACCACGCCGGGAGACCACCCCGACGTAACCCAGGCTCCGAGGGGCTTACCCACATGCCCGCTCCGGGACCACACCCCCGGTCGGTAGGGACACCCCCGCTCCACAAGAGCGCGCCACCAAAGAAACGACCAACCTACTCCTCTGACCGTTGACGGGAGAGGGGGGGTTTGGGGGGGCGTGGGCCTCACATGAATGCGCGTTAGCGCATCCGTTGCGCCTGTTGCTTGCAGGCGCCCTCGACGCAGAGCAGCGCTCGCCAGCAAGGCAATGCCTCGACGCAGCCGCCGACCCGAACCGGGGGGAGCGAGGCCGTCCCAATTCCGAAAAATCAGCCGCAGTTCCGAGACGTGAGTACAAATCTCCGCTCCCCCCCGCCGCGGCCCGGGCACTCCCCGAACAGGACCCGTCGGCGGTGGGTCGCACTAAGCCCTTGATGAAGCAGGATGAAACAGCGGTCGGGCGCGTGTTGCTGCGGAACGCCACGCTCGGCAATGAGCGCGACATCGGCCATATCGCGTGCAATCGCTGCACATTTCATGTTGACGTGCAATCATTGCACCCGGTATGTTGTCGGCGGGCATAGCGAGGGGATGCGCGATGAAGCCGCCGACGATCATAGAGTTTCTGATAGGTTTGGGAGGCGTCCGCGACACGATGGGCGACTTGCGAGCAATGGACTTGCATCGTGTCAACAAAGGTGTGTTTGGGCGGCTGGCTCACAATGGCGCCGGCGCGATCACAATAGATCGTGCACGCGAGGCTGCGGAGGAAGCGCGGTACATCCGGCCGGACTCGACGATCAGCGATTTGCTGGAGGCGATACGCGATCAAGCGTCGGGTCTACCGGGCCTTGTGGCGGAGGAACGTGGCGACGGGTGGATTGAGCGGCGCGATGCGTTTGACCCGCGCGTTATGGAGGTTGAGGATTTGGACATATTGGCGGGTGCGCCGGATACCGGGCCGAAGCTTCGCGATTGGCGGCTGTCGATCGGGTGGACGCAAGCGAGGGCGGCAACCGAGCTTGGTATGAAGCGACGAATAATTATCATGTATGAATGCGGCGATCAGCCGATACCGCGCGTTGTGCAGCTTGCGTGCATTGCTTTGGCGTTGAGCGTAGGGGTGCGGGTATGACAATCGAGCGGACGGAACAAGGCGATCAGATTGTATTACCGGGCGCGGAGCAATCGGCTCGTCAGGCTGCGGAGGCGCGCGAGGCGTTGAGCCGCGGCAGGATGCGCGCTAAAGCTCCGCAGCAGCCGCCGGGCGGGCTGTTTGACGTTCCGGCGCCGGTTGAGCGAGGCTTATTCGATTGATCCTGTGCGGGGCTCGGGCGAAGCATGGCGGCAGGTGTAGTGCTCGGCCGGTTCCGGGCAAGCGTCGCTGCCGGTATCACGGCGGGCATGCGGTCGGGCGGAAAGGTCCGCGCGACATGTCGGCGATATGGCGCGGCGCCGATCGTTACCGGCGCCTGCGCTGGTCGATGGGATTGCGCCAGCCGGGTGGGCCTGGGCCGCCGCGGACGCGAGCGAGGTTGATGAGCATGGCGGAGGAGGCGAAGGCGATTGTGGTGAGCGAGATATCGCAGCTCGAGGCGATTGTGCGACCGGACATGATGCTGGCGCCGCTCGACGAGCTCAACGGGGCCGAGCTGATGGCGCGGGGTGCGCTGTCGGGGTTGCGGCAGCTAAACAGGATTATAGAGCAGCGGATTGATGTCGAGGATCGGACCTTGGAGAGTTTGAAGCAGCAGCGGCTGGTCGGGGACATGAGCCACGCGCTCTTAAAGCAGGCACGGGAGAAGGCTGCGGGCGATCGGAACACGGACCTCATCGGGCGGCTGCTCGAGCTCCTCGACGCGGAGAAAGGCGATCCGGCAAAATAATCTGCGGGCATGCATATTTCATGTTGACGGGCATCTCGGATAGGTAGAGAGTGCGCGTGTTGGTTGCGGGGATGGCTCGCAACGCCTGCGGTGGAGACCTGCAGATGACTGTTCAAGATAGCAACGTATCGCTCACGTCAACATCATGGCCGCGCCACACGGTCGCGTCGGTCGAAACCCGCAAGCGCGACTTGGTAATCCGCATTACGGATTGGACGCGTGACAGGGATGAGCCGGCATATGACGTCGAGATTTACGATCGCGGCGTTTACGATTGGAATCAGTCAGAAACGTTCAGCACTCGACGCGGCGGCAAGAAGGCTGCCAAGCTTGCGGCAAGCAAATTTGCGGCTGAACAGATCGCCAAGCTCCTTGGCGTGCGGGAGGGTTGATCGATGGCAACGCTTTACCACGGGAAGGGGAACTGAGATGACCAGCCGGAAAGACGCGATTGATACCGAGGAAATGCTGCGGCGCTTGGAGCGGGTCGGCATTGCTCGGCAGGATGCGGAGGCGCTGCGGCGCATATCGATGCAACTGCATCGCTGGCACGAGCTAGAGTGCGGCACCGACTATGGCGCGATTGAACGTAATGAGGAAACGGGGAAGCCGTGGTTTCGGCAGGATAGGGGCGGTGCCTATCTCATACCGGACCGTGAGGCAGGAGCATTGAGGCGCCTGCAAGCTGTGATGGCGCGGTATCCATCGCTCGGTTTCTACGTTCAAGGCGACCCGCGCGGTGCAGCGCTGTACGTGCTGCGACCGGGCGATGTGCCGGAAGGCGAAAACGTCGATGCGTACTACTCACGCGGCACCGCGGTCTATAGATGATCGCGGAGATTGGGCAGGCGCTGTGCGGTGACCATTGGGTTGCTGCGCTCGCCGCCGGGCTGCAGGTCAACCGCCGCACGGTGCAGCACTGGCAGGACGGCACGGAGGAGGTGCCGGAGGGCGTGTGGCGCGAGCTCTATGAGATGCTGAGGCAGGCACAGATCGAGAATGCCCGACTTAGTTTTCTCGTTATGAAAAGGTTGTATCCCGATGCTTGACGGCACCAGGGTCGGACATTTCTGAGCATATTTGAGCATTAAAATGCCTGTCTCGAGCAAGGGGAACGACGATGAATAAGATGCGGCATTGCTGGAACTGCGGCGCAGAGTTGGGCGAGATCGAGGATCGCCTTTACGACCGCACGGACACATGCGGGGCGCGAGAGTGTGAGCGGGCTCTGCGCGAGACACTTCAGGAGGAGCGGGAGGACGCCCACCGCCAACTTGACGAGGACATGGGGTGGCGATGACCAGCCGCCTTGCGCTCCACATGGTCGATGCGCTGCCGCTGCGCTCGGTCTGGGTCGGCAGGAATCCGCCGCGTAGGCGCACGCCACTGGTGTGTTGGTGGATGAAGGGCGCGCTGCTCGTGCTCGCATCTGCGGTCTTGGCCGTCGCCGTGGTGAGGATTTTGCGGGCGGGGCTGCTGTGATGATAATCTTCTGTCTAGGCGTGCTCGTCGGATTGGTGATGGCTCTCGCCATTAGCGGAATTGTGCAATTACTCGCACCGCCCCCAATCGCTAAACGTCAGTCGTCGCGCCGCGACTCGCTGTAGTCGACCGGCAGCGGGGCCTCGACCCGCTCGAACAGCCCCTGCCGCCATTCGATCTTGAGCGGCGGGGCTTTCGCCGAATAGTTGCTTTTCATATTCTCGACAACCAGCCCGAGGGCCTGGTGCTTGTGGACATAGAGCCGCGAGCGCACCGCTGATTCCCACTGGACACTACCCGATTCGCCGGTGCCGCTGCGCCGCCCCGACATGCTCGGGTGCTGGGTCAACAGCACCACCCCGCGGATCATCTCGGCCAGGCGCTGCATCTCGGCGATGAACTGCGTCACGTCGCGCTCGTCCATCAGCCGCCCGCCAAAGGTCTTCGACACCGTGTCGATGATGACGAGTTGGATTCCGGTGCGCCGGCACCGGAGGATCAAGGATTCCATCAGCGGCGTGCGCTTCATCTGCCAGCTCGGCCGGTCGAGCTTCATCAGCGTGTTGTCGCGGCCGGCGCGCGGGATGATGTCGAGCCCGGCGTCGAGCACATCGGCCATGGCCCAGCCGAGCGCCCGGTTGATCCAGCGCTGGCGCAGCCGCACGATGCGCCGATCGTCCTCGCAGCACAGCATCAGCGCCTTGGCCGGCTTCACCGCGAGCCCGAGCCAGGGCAGGCCCAGGACGGCGCTGGTGGCAAGCTGCATCAAAAGGGTCGTCTTGCCGGCGCCGCCATTCCCGGAGATCAGCCCCACCGTCTCGCTGAGAAACGTGTTCTCGACCGCCCAATCGAGCGGCTCGGGCTCGGCCAGCATGTAGTCGTAATCGACGCCCTCGAGCTCGTCCTGATCGCTGACGAGCTTCGGCGCCCACGGGCGCAACACGGCTTCCGGCATATCCCCATCCCCAAGCCTGCCCCCGCGAAAGCAGGGGTCTTGCGCGATTGCGGACCCTCCCACGGCCCGCTGTCAACTCACATTCTGTCCGCTTCCGTACCTTGTTGATCGACCAGGTAGCGTGTCGCTCGGTAATGCGCCGTGTGTTTGGCGCAGATTCCCATCTTGAGCGGGAAGCTGACCTTGCTCTCGATGCGGCCCCCTCCCGCATTGGTTATACGGCAAGATGTCGCGTGCTTTGAGGGAGAGAGAAGATGCGCGAACGCCGCGTGTTTTGTGGAGACCACACGGTCGATCAACCAATCGTTGCCGCCCTCGCTATAGAGCTCGATAACCCACACCTCGTTCATCGTGATCTCTCCCACTCGGCCATCAGCATCTCGTACTCGGTCGATTCGCGGAACGCCTCGGAGCGGATATGGACCAGCGAGCGGGCCAGCAGCCATGCCTCGAACGACTCGCCGGGGGCTGCCTCGGCGACGATGACGCACCCTCTCGGATCGTCGAGCAGGAGATGCTTGAGCCACCACGGGGCCGCCGGTGCCGACACGATCGCGTTAATCAGCCATAGCGGATAGGCGGCCAGCGCCTTGCTCATTCTTTCGGCTGCCAGCCGTTGCGGTAATACCAGCCCGCGTCGACGTTGTGCAGGATCGGCAGACGCAGCGGCGTGTCGGGCTTTACGGCAGGCGGGACACGCGAGGTGATAGCGGTCCAGGGGCCGCCCTTACCGGCGACAGTAAGCTTGACGCCGAGCGGCGTTGTCCAGGTTTTCAGATCGGCCATATTTTCACCACTATGCTGCCGCCGGGTGGCGAGGTGCGGACGATACGCAGATCGTCTACCCGGTTGTCGTTCTCGATGATGCCAAGGCTTTGTGCCAAATCGAGGATTGGTTTCAGATTCTCGATATCGCGATTGCGCGCCAGCGGTGCCTCGATCAGAACGCGCAGCCTGCCCTTGAGCGGCACCGGCCGCTGCGCCTTGACGATCCACCCGGCGTCGTTGGTCCAGTTGGAATAGGCCGCCGTCTTCCAGCGCCGACCGAGGTACAGATTATTCGTGCTCGGGCAGATCGGCACCGTGAAGCGGCAGGCCGGCTCGTCGTCGATCATTCCGCCGCCTCTGCCGTCTTGCGGACATACCGCCTCGGTGGCGTCGGGTTCTGCGCGGCCCGCGTCGCATCCTCGATCAGCGTCTCGACCGGGATGCCGGTCTCGCTCGACACCAGCGCGAGGAACGCCCGCTTGAAATAGCGGATGGCCGCCGGCGCGCGGCCAACCCCGGCCAGCCGCGCCACCCCTTCCTTGCTGATGCCGTAGCGGTTGGCGAAGGCGTGGTGCGCCTCACCGTGTTCCGCCAGCCATCGCGCGAATGTCGTCATGCACCCCGTCTATCAGAAAACGACGCATCGTGAAATATTTATGTTGCGGCGTTTTACCGAGCGGCGTAGAAACATGAAATATGGAATGGGGAGAGCGGGAATGACCCTCGACGAGATACGGAATGATCTGCTGCGGCGTATCGAGGTGGCCCGGCGCGAGGCGGATAACGCCCGCATCATCCTCGCCACCAACGCCGCCGAGCTTGAGGCGCACGACCGCGCCGTGGCCGCGATGCAGATTGATACTCCGCAGCATCACATGCAGGCCACCCGGGCGCCGCGCCGCGACATCGCCGCGCTGGTCCGCGAGGCGCTGACCGTCGAACCGCAGACCGTAAAGCAGGTTGCAGAGAAGACCGGGATCGCCCCGTCCCGTGTAGAGCCGGCCCTTCAAAAGGGTGCCGGCTCGTGGACCGGACAGGGTTGGGTGAAGCCATGAGAGCCCTCGGATTGTCAGACGCGCAGCTTGATCAGCGCCGCGCCTACGTCGGCGGCAGCGATGCCGGCAAGGTGATGTCGGGGCAGTGGCGGGAGTTGTGGGCCGAAAAGACTGGCCGCGCCAAGCCGGAAGACCTCTCGGGCAATCTCGCCGTTCAGATGGGTTCAGCCACGGAGGAGTTTAACGCCTTCTGGTACACGAAAATGACGGGGCGTCCGGTTGGAAATCGCGGCGAGTTCCGGGTTTCCCAGCGCCACCCCTTTATGGCGGCGAACCTCGACGGCATCACGCAGACCAAGAACGGCTTTGCCTATTGGGATGCTAAGCATGTCGGGCGCCTCGATGAGGCGACAGTGCTGCGCTATACGCCGCAGATGACCCATTGCTGCACAATCCTCGGCCTCGACTGGTGGGTGCTGAGCGTCTTCATCGGTAACAGCAAGTGGGAAATGGTCGAAAACGAAATCGACCCGATGTATCAAGCGGACCTGATCGCGAAAGAGCGCGAGTTCTGGCAATTCGTGACCGACGACATCGAGCCGCCGGAAGCCGAGGCCGCGCCGGTCCTGCCGCCCAAGCCGCAACCGAAGCTGCGCTCGATCATCGTGCCGACCGACGACCCGGACGTGTACGCCGCACTCTGCCGCTCGAACAACTGGATCGGCGATGCGAAGAAGCACGTCGAGGCCATCATCGGCACCGATGCCGCGGCGAAGGTGTGGGCGATCCACCGCGAGGATATGAAGACTCTCGTGCCCGAGGATGTCGGGGAATTTGTGTGGGGACGCTACCGTCTCGCACGATCGAGGGCCGGGGCCGTCACGCAGACGGTTGCCAAGATGGAGGCGGAAGATGCTGACGCTTGATGACGACGAGACCGATCTGGTGCTGATGGCGCTGCGGGTCGGGGAGGATGCGTGCGCCGTCTCTCCTGGGCAGATGAAGGCTTATTTACTGCCCCGGCTGCACACGCTGATCGTGCGTATCCAGCAACACAAGCAGGACGAAGCGGAGGAGAAAGCCGATGGCGCAGCTTAAATCATCCAATCTCGACAGCGCCGACTATAGCGCCGAGACGCAGAGCATGACGATCGTATTCAGGGGCGGTGGCCGGTACAGCTATGCCGACGTGCCCGAGAGCGTGTACGCGGGCCTCCTGGCCGCGCCCTCGCCGGGCAGCTACTTCGCGAGCACGATCAAGGACAAGTTCAGCTTCGTGAAGGAGTGAGACGGTGGATTTCAAGGTCGGCGATACTGTGATCCTCAAAAGCGGCGGACCTCCGATGACCGTCATCCGCGCGACGCAATCGAACGCGGTTCTGTGCATCTGGCTCATTTCCGACCCGCCGCCGAGGATCGGCGCTGCGGAGTTTCACTGCGACCTGCTTGAATTAGGAGACTTCTGATGGATGGGGATTTCGACAGAGAGACCGGCGAGATTGAGGTTCGCCGGCCAGCTCCCGCGACGATGCCGACGCAGGGTGAGCGCAACCTGATCTTCGCCTCGCCAGAGTGCGGCGAGATATTCGGGGCGCTGGCCGAGGCGCAGGGCAACATGGGCAACCCAAAGAAGACCAAAACGGCCAAGGTCCAGGGCACCACGAAGTCCGGGGGCTCGTACAACTACGACTACAAGTATGCGCCGCTTGAGGAGGTCGTTGATGTCATTCGCAAGCCGATGTCGGACGCGGGCCTCGTCTACCGCCAGTTTCTCGCTCAGCGCGATAGCAACTGGGTCATGCGGACCATCATCGCGCACCGCTCGGGCCAGTGGTACGGCTGCGATTATCCGCTGTTTGCCGACCGGCCGGGCGCGCAGGGCTTTGCCTCGGGTGTCACCTATGCCCGACGCTACGGCCTCATGCTGGCCCTCGGCCTCGTCGGTGAGGACGATGACGATGCGAACGTGGCCGATGGGAACCCCGTGGAGGTGTCAGGGAAGCCCAACGCTGCCCGCACAGCGCAGGAACGCCCTCCGGCGGCCAGAGCAGCCCCGCAGCGCCAACAGGCCGCTCCAGCGTCCACGGAGGCGCAAACTGACGCACGCAAGCGGTGGAGGGAGTTGCGCGATGCGATCGACGCCTCGATGACGCTGGACGAGCTCAACGGCATCACCGGATGTCCGGCGTGGATCACATGCGCCGAGAAGATCCTGGCGGTCGAGGGCAGCCAGGCGAAAGCGGACGGGATGATGGCGCTGCTGTCCGACCGCATCGAGGGGCAGCGGCAATTTCTGCTGGGGAGCACGGGTTGATGGGCGACCTTATCGAACATCTGCGCCGGCAGCGCAAATTCTCTGAGCGGACCTTCGGTCCTGGCAATCGTTCTGCGGGAGTCGTGGATCACATTCGCAAGGAGCTTCGAGAAATTGAAGATGACCCAGATAACCTAGAGGAATGGATTGACGTTGCTCTCCTCGCATTCGACGGTGCTTGGCGCGCCGGACACTCACCTGAGCAAATCGTCGCGGCTTTGATCGCAAAGCAGACGAAGAACGAAGCCCGCGACTGGCCGGATTGGCGAACGGTTCCAATCGACCAAGCAATCGAGCATACCCGATGACCCAATTCCTGCAATCACGCGGCTTCGAGATCGCGGGCTCGGTGTTCGCCGGGGTCGTGCTTGCCGTCGCGCTTTGGGGGCTGATGACATGACCAATCGAATCTTCTGCGTGACACTGGCCTTCAACCCGCCGGGGCCGCTGCACAGCTCGCTGCTGATCGCGCCGGACGAGACGACGGCGGCGGCGATGGCGATGCAATCGGCGCTGGCGGTCGTACCCGAGCACGCCTCGCTGGTGGGGACTGTGGTCTTTGCCGTCGATCCCGATGTGCTGCGGCAGATGCTGCGCGCCGTCGAGGGGCGGGGACCGGGCGAGGTCGTGTCGCTGGTGCCGAAGGCTCAGTCCTCCGATCCCCCCATCCATCTGCCTAGCGAATGGCCGCCGATGCCGGGGGATGACCTGAAGGTGGATCGAGGCGTCATTTACGGCGGCGAGCAGTTCGGGCCGCCGATGGAATGGGCCGCGTGCTCGCCGAGGGGGTTTCGCTTCAGGCAAGGCGTACCGGGAGTGGAGCCGATCGGGCCGGAGGATGCGGCATGAGCCGAGAGCAATGCTGCGCTGTGGTCAAGGGGCGTCGCTGTAGGCGATACGCCGCATACACCGGGATACCCCTCTGTATGCAGCACGCCGAGATAGCTACCTACGGCGGGAAGGAAACCCTTTTCATTTATTTGGAGGGAGGGGTTTCTGAGCTACGCACAGGATCTGTCTGGCTTAGGCCCATTCACAGGCCGCCGAGTCACAGGCCGCCGATGCCGGAGGATGCGGCATGAAGACATATCCGGCGGGCATCACATGGCAACGCACGGGCGGGCGAACTTGGGTCTGCACGATCCGGCTCGAGCCGGAGACCGTGTACGATTTGAGCGACTATTACTCGCTTAGGAACGCGGCGGGCTTGGCTCACCAAAGCGCGTTCACCGGTCTGGGCCGGATGGCCGCCTCCGGGCGATGCCCTTGTTGTGGTCAGTCGCAGGGTCTCGGCGGTTTTGGTCTGGGCGTATTCGGGGGCCTCTTTGGCTAACTTCATCCCCCTGGCACATCTCGATGTGCTGGAACTGGCCTATTCCGCCTGCATCAAGCGGGTCGGCGAGTTCCGCGAGGTGAAGCCCGGCCACCGCATCCTTCGCGTCCGCGGCCACCTCAAGGACAGCACGCCCGACGAGGACCGCTTCGGCACCTTCCCGACCGTCGCCAAAGGCTGGCCCGAGCTTGCCGCAGTGAGGGACGAGATCAAGAGCCGGGCCGAGGCGCTGCTGCCGCCGGGCATCGACGAGGGATTGGCGTTCTTCGAAATGATCGACGCCGGCGCCGCCCTCGCCTGGCGCGGCGAGACCGAGGCGTATTTCGAGCGGTGGGGCCGGGCGATGATCGCGCTGCGCTCGAACCCCGGCCTGACGCTGGTGTGCGGCGGCGAGACGATGACCCCGGCGGTGGGGATGCTCAATGTCGTCAGCCCGCGTCTTCCGCGCGCCGCCCTGAATCAGGGCGAGCATGCGGCGGTGTGGTTGAGTGTGGATTTCCGGCGGAAGCCGGCTGACGGTTGAGCGGTATTCTGAGTAATGACCGTCAGCGAACTACGGGAACTGGCTAAGGCTATGGGATTTCGTCTCGTGCCGCGCATGCCGCCAGAGCGGCCGGATCTTCATCTGACGCAGGACGAGCTTCTGAAGTATCGGCGTGCGTACAATGATTTCTGCCGATACCACGTTTCTCCCCCTACGTTCGAATCTTTTGTGCGAAGCAACCCGTTCGGATATCGGTCGTTCGCGGAGGCGGTCGCTGAAATGGATCGTCTAACCCAGAAAAAAGATTAATGCGAGGGCCAATGACATTCCCGATGACGGCAACTATCTTTGCGCTCGGCGGCATGGTCTGTAGTGCTATCGGCGCTTTTCAAAACGAGAGGTATTGGCGTCATTCAGCCGCCCTTTGGGCAGCATCAGCCCTCCTTTGGTCAGGCGTACTCTAGGGTTTTCGCGAACCCGTGCTCGTGGAGCGTGAGTAGCTGCCGGGCCAATCGAGCGCCAATATCAATCCTGAATTGACTCTTGATCGGGAACTGGACCCGCTCGGCTGTGCGGTACGCCTGCCCCCGCGCTGCTGACACCGTGTCGCCCGAGCCAGTGACGATGCAGACATAGCCCCCGGCGCTCGCAAGCTGGCCCTTGTCCATCATCCCCTCCGCGAAATGCACCCGTTCCTCGATGCTAGGGCTTACGCCCCACACCGGCACCCCGACGACTTCCTCGGTCTTGGCGTGGCTGTGCGGGTAGGGCGGCAGCGACAGCACGACCCCGACCGCCACCTCGTCTAGCCGGCGCGTGTTGGGCGGCTTCCCCGCGGCGAGCCCGGCCAGGAACTCCACCGGATCGGCGTGAAGCGCGCACTCGATCATGAACGCCGGCCAGCCGAGGCGCATGGTGAACTCCAGCGGCCACGGGGTTCCGTCCTCGTCGACGATGCAGTTGACATCGACGTTGCCGACATAGCCGAGGCTGACCAGCCGGTCCTCCAGCGGCGCCAGCACCATCTCAGCCAGCTTCTCGCGCTTGGTCAGCATCATCACGGTGCCTTGCTCGCCGGTCGCGGGCCCGAGGTTGCCGGCGAACAGGGCTTTCTCCTCCGCGTTGATCTCCCAGCCCGGCGCGAAGCCATCGGGGCCGATCCAGGCGCCGACCGCGAACTCGATGCCGTCGATCTTGTCCTGCACCATCAGCCCGCCGGGGAACTGCTTGCCCTCCTTCTGCCAGCGGCCGAGCCGCCAGAGGATCGTGCGGGCGTCCTTGCCGACGACCGAGGTCGCCTTGTCGGCGATATCGCCGCAGGGTTTGACGGCGCACCCCTCATCGCGCTGCTCGACATAGGCCATCGCGTCCTTGAGGGTGGCGCACTGGCGGAACGGCGGGACCGGGATGCCGGCGCGCTTGAACGCCGCCATGCCTGCCATACGGTCGAGTTCCCAGGCCGCCGCCTCGGCGCAGCCGCCGATGATGGGGACGCCCTCGGCACGCCAGCGATCAAGCTCGACGAGCCATTTACCGTTGCCGCCGACGACGCAGAGGTCGCACCACCTCATTGATTGCCGCCAGTCCGGCACCCGCTCGACCAGGCCGCGGCCGACCGGAGCCTTCACCGAGTCGTAGCTGCCGCAGTAATAACGAACGGAATGTGATAGACGCTGGGCGATCATGGCGAGGTCGAGAAGGCCGTCCGCCGACGCCTCGATGCAGAGGATTTTCATGGGCCGTTGATACTGGTGCGCGGGCCGGTCAGATAATCGACGCCTTCGAGGATTTTCTGCTGCACCGGATCACGTTTCTCGCGAGAGCGCGCGCGACCGCGCAGCATCCGCTGGGTCTTTCCCATCGGCCCCGGCTCACGCGGCGGCAGGTTGAGTCCGACGAGGCCACCCGCCGCCTGCGGCAGACCGCCCTCGCCCATCGCTTGCATCCCCATCTTGGTCGGCATGAACTGGTTAGCCACCGCCTCGCCGGCCTGGATCGTCATCCCCGGCAAAGAGCCGCGCGGGTCAATGACAAGCCGCCCGAGCGCGTCGATGTTGCGCGATCCCTCGACCAGAATCTCCAGCGTCGGTGCCAGCGTCATCAGCGGCGACATCATGGCGATCCACTCGCGGTCGCCGGGCAGGAGTTTCTGGATCGCTTCCGGCGCACTCTCCCCGGAGAATTTCTGATAGGCGTTCCGCGCGAGATAGCCTGCCGACGAAACCGGGCCGAGCGGGCCAGCGCGGCGCACGGTCGCGCTCTCGTTTCCGGTCAGGTCCTTCAGGAGAGCGTCCATCGCGGGATAGCCAAGCGCCCCGAGCGTGCCGAGGACCGTCAGCTTGCCGACGCCCTCCCAGCGCTCCCGCGGCGTCGCCTTCGGGCTTATCATATCGCGCACCATCAGCCCGAGGGCGCGGGACAGTCCGTAATGGTATCGCCCGAAGTTCATCAGGTTGGGACTTTTGAGCGCCTGGGCAAAGCCTCGGCTGCCCAGCACCTCGGAAGGAACGCGGTAATTAGGGATGTCGCGCTCGGCCTCGAAGATCGCCTGCCGCGTCAGCATCCCCTTCCGCTCCAGTTCGAATTGCCGCTGTAGCATCATCATGTCGCTGGCCGCCCACAGCGTCTTGCGGGACCAGCGATACTCGGCCTTGACCAGATCAATGACACCCTTCAGCCCGACCGATTTGGCGTAAGCATTCCAGATTTCCGGGTTGCGAAGCTGCTCGGTCCAGGTCTTACGCATCAGCGTGTTAATGAAATTTTCCATCCGCACGTCGCCATAGAGAAGGCCCGACCCCTCCCGCAGCATGCGGGTGTATTCCGGGGTCAGGTTCCACACGGCATTCAACGCACGCGCGCCCGACACGGCCCCGTTGATATAGGCCGGTATCGAGAGCCAATCCCAGCCGCGACCCGTCAGCCAATGCGCGCCGACATTGGCGATGTGCGGCACGGGTGTCGCAAAGAGAGAGCCGACAAGGAAGCGGTTGACCTTGGTGAAGAACCCGTCGAGTTCGTTGCCGCCGGCGTTCCAGAAATCGTTGAGGACGGCGGCGATCTTCGGGTCGGTCCAACCCTTTAGCTGCGGCAGGTTGATTTCGGCCGACAACTCCTCCGGCCTCTGCCCGGTCTTGACCCAATGCTCGACTGCGCCATCGCGCCCGATCATCCGGCGGTCTTCGTGGAAAAGCCCCTTGTCATTCAACTCGGTCTTGAGGTCTCCCAAGAGGTCGGCGTTGCGCTTAATCCGGCGCAGCCGCAGCACGTTGCTGACGAGGTTGCCGATGTAGTCGCGGTGATAGCGAACCGGGGTGTTGGCCTCCATCTCGGCCATCGTCGGCGGCTTGACGGTCCACGTCTTGTCACGCGAGGGAAGGGCCTGACCGTATTCGTAGCCCATGTCGTCGAGGGTCTTCGTGTTGAAGACCCGCCTGCCGGTCTCGTCCTGAAGGACAAAGCGGCGAGCCCGCGCCTGCATCCCCGGCGCGAACGTCGAGAGCGAGCGCCCTCGCCCGGCGGTCATCGACCCGGTAACGACATCGGCGGTGCGAGCACGCTCCGGGTCCAGCGGGCCGATCACCTCGCGCTGGTCCGCCCGCTTTACGATGCGATGGACGTAACCCTGCGCCGCAGTCGGCAGGTCGGCCTTGTCTGCATCGGAGCCAAGCTTCTCGGCCAACTCGCGTGCGACCGTGTTTTCCTCATCGGTCATGAACTTGACCTGAGGCAGATCGAGGAATGCCTGGGTGCGCGGATCGAGCGCCGCTTCCGGGTCGATCATCCGCCGCTCGATGTCGTCGGCCATGAAGGCGCGCAGCTTCTCGTCCTTGAACTGCTTGGGGATGCCGCGATACCACTTCGACATCTCGATCTTGTCGGCCGTGTTGCCGCCGAGAACGCGATGCAGGGCATCGTCGATGCGGGTGGCTATCTGCTTCATCCCCTCGCCCGGAATCGGCGGGTCGAGCAGCGGGGCGGCGGTGCCAGGTGGCTCGGGAGGTTTCGGAGGCCGTGGCGGCGGCCTGCTTCCACCGCCGGGCAACCCACCAATAGTGGGAGGCTCAGCCCGCGCTCCACCTCGCACATCGGCCAGCGCCCCAGGAACGCCCATCTCGGCCTCGCGCCCCACGGCACGGGTTGTTGTGGCCGCTGCCTGACCTCCAATGCCAAGCGGACTGAGGAGGCCGCCCGTCGCGAAGTCGGCGAACCCGCCGAGAGCCCGCAGACCCGGCGCGACCGGAATCTTTGCTTCCGGCATCGGCTGCCCGGTCTCTCCCGCGGCCATGCCGAGGCCAACCCGCTCGCCGAGACCAAGAAGCGTGTCGAGAAATTGACCCGCCCCCTTGGCAATGCCAGCCGGGGCCTCGGACAGCGCCTCGGCCGAGGTCGCGAGATAGCGTTGCAATCCGGTTTGCGGAGCGGGAAGCGCCGACCGGGCAGGCGGCGCGGGAGTCTCGGCCGCCTGAGCCGAGCCGATCGGGTTGACCGCACCGAGCAGCTTGTCGAGCAACGCCTCGGACGAGCGATACTGGATGTTCTCGAACTGCCGGCGGACGTTCGGAGCGCCGGCGGCGGTGTCGGTTTGGTCTTCCGGTGGAATGCCGGTTTCAAAGCGCATCGGCGGCCCGATGGTCTCACCTTCGTCCATCGCCGGGCCGCGCTGCATGTATTGCTTGACGTTACCCGGCACCGGAGCCGCGGTGATGCCCTCGTTGATCCGCCGCGCCGCCGCAAGGTTTTCATCGCTCGCCGGCTGGGGGCCAACCGGACGGATCGGCTGAGCCTCTAGCGGCTGCTGAAATTCGGATGCGACCGGCATAGGAGCCGTCAGAGGGGCATGGATTGGCTCGGCCTGCTGAGTGCCCCCCGGCGGCACTTCGCTCGCCTGTTGGCCTCCTTGTGGCCCCAGGAGGCTATCCAGAAAGGCTAGCGGGTTTGGCGCCGCCGCCGCTGAACCTCCCTCGTCCGGTCCCGGCTTGGAGCCTCCCAGCAGACCGTCGAGGAATAGCAGCGGCGGCAACTCCTCCTGTGGCGCTTTCGAGATGCGGACGTAGGGAACATCGCGCCCAAGCTCAGAGTCGTATGTTGATGTCTTACCTTGCCAGCCGATCGCCGATGCAAGCTTTGGATTGTAAGGTGCCCAATCGGAAAACCCGCCGCGCTGGTAGAGCGATTTTGCAACCTGCTCCTGAAGGCCCACCGGAGCCGAGAGCGCAGTCGGATACTGCCTGATATCGACGCCAACGCCCGGAGCCGCGCCGCGCCAGGTTCTGTCGATCATTTGCCACGGGCCGCCCGCCGAGCTGGTCGGGTTCTTGATGTTCTGCCCGCCCGCGCTCTCGTAGCGTTTGATTAGTTCAGATGCTTCAGCCCAATCCATATCATTGCGCCGTCCCGAGCACCGTGGCGGCGATCTCGTCACGCTGCTTCTCAAGCGCGTCGAGGCTCTTGTTCATCTGCTCGAACGCCGATTTGTTCTGGGCGCTGGACGGATTCGGGCCATTGATGATGACGTTCTGCCGCCGTACGATATCGGCCATCTGCCGCTCCAGCGTGCCAAGCTGCATCTTGGTCTGGCCGGTTGCCCGATCGAGGGCTTGCTTTGCCCGCAGATCAGTCTGCCGCTGCCCAAACTGCTGCGCCCGCTGCTCGCGATTCGCCGCCCCAGATGCGTCACGAAGGTCCTGACCTCGCCTGGTTACATCCCGATTCGCCCCCGCTATGCCCTCGCGGCTTCCGCGATTCGCGGCTGCCGTTGCCGCAGTGGTATCAATAGCCTTCTCTCTAATGTCCTGCGAGCGGGTGGCGTTGAGGTAGCGCAACAGCGTGGCAACCTGAAGCTGCTCGGCCTTTCCGCCGGTATTCGCCATCTTGTAAAGGCTCTCGGTCGCCATCGCGATCGCGTCCGATGGCGCGTCGGGGCGGAGCTGCTTGATCTTCTGAGCGATGGCCGAGGGATCGACCTGACGGAACATGCTCGTCAGATCCATCTTGCCCATGTTGGGAACGTCGAAGATCACCCGGCCATCCTTGGTCTCCCCAACGGGGGCAAACCCCGCATCAGGCGCAGCCTGGCCCTGCGGCGCTGCCTGGGAGGCCGGGGCGGGCGCTGGTGCCGTTGGCGCGGCAGCAGGAGCCGCCGGCGTGCTATCAAGGGGAATCGACTGTTGACCCGTGGCGGGGGCACCTTCGCCCTGATACACGCCTCCCTTGTAGAACGGATTGGTGGCGATGTCGGCGGCGGCTGGCCCCGGCGTTGCCGCTGCGGCCGGGGGTTGAGGCATAGGGGGGGCGGCGGGAGGCGGCTGGATCGGCACCCCGACGCCTTGGCCTACGGGACTTATTCCGCCCCCTCCCTGATTGCCGAAACCGGGAAGACCGCCAGAAGCTAGGGCAAGGCCCTCAAGCTCCTTAGCCATCCTCTCGCGCTGCTGCTGCTGAAGCGCCATCTGCATATACTGATTGCGGACCCGCGCCTCTTGCTGCTGGCGGGCGCTGTTTGCCCACTGGCCGAGGCCGGCGCCGAGGGCGGCGAGGGGAAAGCCGGGCATGTCAGGCGCTCAGCGCCAGCGGGGCGAGACCAGCGAGCGACCCACCGATACCGCCGCCCGCCAAATCAGACCCAACGCTGGCCCCAAATGCGGCGGGAACGCCAAGCTCCCCGCCGCCGCCGAATATACCAACGTCACTCGCCGCGCCGCCTAAACCCCCAAGACCACCGAGCAATCCGCCTCCTCCACCGCCGCCGAAAAGCTGGTTCGCCGCTGATAGGCCGCCGCCAATGGCCGAGGCGTTCTGGTTGAATGCCTGGTTGCTCAGGTTTCCGGCGATGTCGGAAGCCGCTCGCCCTCCCGTCAGATACGCTTCAAGGTCGCCGATGACCTGCTGCGGCAGGAGATACTGGTTGTTGCCGAGATTGGTCTGTTGGGTGAGCCCCGTAAGCGCGTTCGATGCGACTCCGGTCCCGAGGTTGTATGGCGCCGCGCCGAACTGCGAGGCGTACTGCGCGCCCTGCGCCGCGGCGTTCTGACCCCCTTGAAACCCACTCGTCGCCGAGCCGAGACCCGATGCGTAGTTGCTGAGGCCCGAGGTCGCGCCCTGGTTGCGCGCCTGCAGCGCCGAAATGATCCGATCAAGGCTGTTGCCGTAAGCCGCGCTCGGCGCTGCCGCGGAAGAAGTCGCCACCCCCGGCGCCATTCCGTAGAGCAGGCCGGACCTGTCCGCCGCCTGACCCGCCGCACCTGCCGCCGACTGTTCCCGGGCAAGCTGCTGATTGGCCCAGTCGATGTCGTAATTGCCCAAGGCGCTCGCCCGGACGCTGGCTCCATACGGCGTTCCGGCCACCCCCGACATCGCCTGAATGGCGTTCGTCTGGTCGAGAAGCTGGTTCCGACCACGGTTGAACAGCGCCGACCTCGGATCGAACCCCGACGTTATCAGCGGGTCGACAGTGCTCGCGACCGAGTTGGCCCCGCCCTGGATGGCATTGGCCCCAGCCCCGCCGAGGCCCGCCCCCTGTAGGGCGCCGCCGATGGCAAGTGGCGTGTACGGGTTGTTTTGCGCCCCCGAGACGACCTGCCCGTAGGCCGGGTCGAAGCCTTGGCTGAGCGCCTGCCCCGCCGGCCCGACCGCACCCTGGCCCAGCGCGTTGAGCTCGTCGCCCTGCGCGATGCCGCGGGGGTAGAGCGAGGTTGCTGCATAATCCGCCGCCGTGTAGGCCGGCTGGAAAGCTCGGGTCAGGAGGTCATTGAACGGAGTCTGCGACGGGTCCGAGCCGCCAGTCAGGAAATTCGAGACGAAGTTGGACGCCTGCGGATAGGCGACTCCGGCCGGGGTGCCCACCCCGCCACCTGCCGAGATGTCGATCAGCGGCTGTACGGTCGAGCCCAACGCTCCCGCTACCGCAGGCTGCCCCGGTGGCATGAAAACTTGACCCGTACCGGGGCTTCCGGAAGTGCCGCCGCCGCTCTGCATTACAAAGCCTCCACGACTCGCGAGTATTCCGCCCAAGACAAGCCGAACGCGGCGATCATCATCCGCTCGATGGCGGTGGCGAAGCAATGCTGGCGGGCATAGGGCGCGTCGCGATCGTCGCCCGGCTCACCCTCACCGCGGAACCCGATGTCGAAATGATCGACCCGCTCTTGGGTCACATCGTCGTTGCGGCACAGCAGCACCTCGACGAGTTCGTGCGCGGCGACGGCTGCCTCGAAGCGCCAGTCGCCAAGCTCGGAAATCTGGATGCTGATGTTGCCATCGGGGTCGATGACCCAATCGCCTGCCGTGGCGTATCTTTGTTTTCGGTGCGGGACCGTCTCAATGATGATTTTCATCGCGCAGGTCCAGCAGCCACATAGAACTGAACGGCCGCGCCCCGATCGCGAGGAAGAACGGCGAGAGCGGGCGCAGGGCATTGTCGTGGATAAAGGCCATCTGCACGCCAAGCTCCTTCAATGCCCGCTCAGCGGACCGCCACATGCGCATGCCGACCATGCCATTACCACGGAAAGCCGGCGCGAGGTAATGCCCATGATCGACCGCGGTCAGCGTCGTCTTGTGCAGAAAGTGCGGCTGGACGAGGAAAGTGATGAACCCGGCGAGCGTGCCGTCTACCCGACAGGTCCACACCCGGAACAGGAACTCCCGCTCCCACGCGAAGATTCGGGGCCAGTCGATGTCGAGCGGGATGTGCTTGATCGGGCTTAGTTCCCGGTAATAACTCGTCAGCAGCTCGCGGATGTTGGGCTCGGCCAGGATCGTCTCAAGACTCTCCCAGCCGCAGACGATCATCCTGGCGGCCCAGCCGGCTGTTGGTGGGGAACCATGTATCCCGCAAACAGAGAGCCAAGCGCGGCGATCAGCGCACCGATGGAGGCGGCAACCTCGGGCGGCACCGTCACGTTCAGCAGCCCGAGAATCCAGATGATGATGATCGATAGCGGCGTCGAGCTGCCGGCAGCCCCGGCACCGGCCGCGACCTTGGGTGAAATGCCGTTCATGCGCTTCTCCTATTTCAGCGCCGCCGCCCGGCGCAGCAGCGAATAGACGGCATCGAGCGTCGTGTCGGTCGAGTTGACCCCATCGCCGTCATACTTCGATCGGCCGCCGTTCAGCGGATCCGGCAGGCTCGCCCACTCGCAGGCAAGCCCGTGCGCGAACTCGGCATCGGTCATCGCGCCGCGCCACCACGCCTTGTAGCCGCGTCCGACCATCAGACTGACGGCCATCCGGTCCTGCAGCGCGGGGGTAAACAGAGTCGTCCCCGGCAGGCTCAGCGCCTTCTGAAGGCTCTGCAGCGTGCGGCGCAAGAACTGATACCCGCCGACAGCCGACGAGCGCGGGTCGCGGCTCAGCATCCATGCCTGAAACGCATAGACCTGATCGAGGGTCATCAGACCGAGGTCGCCTGTCGCGTGCACGTGCCCAAAATAGGCGTTGTAGTTGCCGCCGGCCTCGCCCGACTTGTGCTCCGGCACGCCGCCCCGGATGAAATCGAGGATCGTGTCGGTGCAGTTATCGGTGCCTTTGAAGGTGCTCATTGTCTCCTTTCCGATAGCCGCGCCTCGATCTCACCCGTCGTGGGGCGGGTCTGCTCCAGCACTTTGATCCGATCCTCCAGCCTGTCACACTCGCGTCGGTAGCTGGTTTGTATGGCTACGATCTCCCGGGTCATCGCGGCGCGGAACTCATCGTGTTCGCGGATCGACAACCCTTTGTCGAGGCTCCGCGACAGGAACCCGATCGCACCAACCACCAGCGCCCCGAAGGCAATGGCAAGTTGCCAGTCCAAGTCACGCGCCGAAATGATCCTGATAGGCGTTGCGCGTGTCGGCCCGGAACTCGGCATCCGTCCCCGTAGCCCCCGAGCGAATCCCCGCGTCGGTGATGCTGGCCGCCAACCCCGTCACGCCGTTCGCCGTCATAAAGAGCTGCGAAGCACGCTTCCAACTCATATACGATCCCGATCCTTGATACCCGGTGTTCTCAGCCCCCAACGCAGCCGGCACGTCTATAACCGGCACGTACCAGCTATAGTCAGCATTCCCCGTAACGGTTCCCGAACTAGATGGGACAACGATATTCAGGGGGTTGCCGTCCACAGTAGTCAGATTGCATTTATCGCCAACTGTTCCTATCGCATAGTACGCCGTATCCTTCACATAGTTCGATGGAAGCGGCGATGACGAGACGGTGTTGAAGATAAACTTGTCCCCGTCGCGAAGGACCGCGCCGCTGTTCGGATAAATCTTTGTAAAGGTCCAACCCAGCGGATCGGTAGAACTGTAAGATGCGTGCCAGGGTGAGGACGAGGCAAACATCGCGGCCGAGGTAATCGGAAAAGTGCCGATCAGGCTTATATCTATGTTGGTGCTGTAGTGGGCGAAATAACTCGTCGTGCAAAAGTAGCCAAAGGTTGCGGCAACATAGACGTTCCAATCCCTCTCGCGCCCGAGCCATGTGATCGCGTCGGCATTTTCACGAGCCGCCGCCGCGAAATTGGCTGGCGATTGGGCATAAGGGCGCTGGAAACCAGAATTGGTATAGCCGCCGCCAGCCGGATCGTAAAATGACCACAGCCTGTTCGTGACCGCATAGCTACCCATGATCGAGACGCTATCGCCGAGATCGAGCATGGCAGAGAGGCTGTCATTAGCCATATCGATCAGGCATTGGTTGGCCTGCGAGCCGTCCGGCATCGTCGCCGGCATGACGCTGGCCGCCGTCTGCAAATCCCGGTGCCCCCAGGCCACCGCCCGCTCGGTGCCGCTGCCGCCCCACAGGCTGCATATCCCGAAATACGCTCCCGGATTGCCGGCGGTCGGGTTACGGCTCGTCGCGAGCAACTCCATCGTGCCGCCAATTGCCATTTCGACCATGCAGTCGAAGAACTGCGGCTCACCGGTTCGCAGGTATGCGTAATAGAAGAATGCCGGCTTGTGGGCGTTATTGCCCTGATCCATGTAGAAGTTGGTATTTAGAACTGGTGTCTGCGGTATGCCCGTAATGCCGGACGTGCCGGCGGGGGTAGCCGTATCGGGATACCACCGGATTGTGGTGGATTTAGTCATGCCGGTACGGGCGATATTCGTCATGTTCACGACATTAAAATTTGCACTGTTCCGCAGACAGTGCATGTCGTGCACCCCGGCAAAAGCATTGATCCGAGTTAGCCGCTCGCTGTTGGCCGATTGCTGTAGGAAGTCGATCCCCTGCCATCCGGGCATCGCGCCAAGATCGGGGCGTCCCGCATTGCCACCGCCGCCGCCCCGACCCATCGCGCAGGAACCGATGCTGGCGGGACTCCAGTTGTAGGTGTACGGCGTGTCGGTTGCGAGGCCAATGAGGGCCAGATCCCACGGCACGATCAGGCTCAGCTTGTTGGTGCCGTCGCCGTGCCAATAGACCTGATCGATCGTCGTCCGCACGGTTGCGTCGGCGGCGATCGACCCCGACCCTTGAAAGAAATTCCACGTCGCATCGACGGTCGGCATGAAGATCCGGCCAAACTGACCCAGCGTCACCAGCGGATGAATCGTATGTGTGCCAGTTCCGGCGCTCGTTATCGACACCGCGCCGCTGCCGTATTTCGGACTAGCTGCCTGGAACTGGACTGTCGTGCTGTTCTTGGTCCCCCGGCAGAAATACAGCTTATCGAGGCTAAGCCCTGTCGGCAGTGTTCCCGTCGTCGTCAAATAACACGGCATCAATGAGAGATTATCCCATGACCCGGTGTAGTAATTGCTGACCGTATTTACCCCGCCAACCTGGGTCGTGCAATTGACTGTAGTGCTCGCGGCGTGGGTAAAGTCGATCGTCGTTGCGCCGAGTGGTATCGGCACCGTCGTCGGCCCCGCCCCATGCTGCCAGTTAACCGTCGTAAACGAGCGGATCGCCTTCGCCGGGGTGTTAACGTCGTACCACGGTTGCGTCAGGCAAGGCAGATAGCGGAACCCACCGAGAGCGCCATCCGAATCCGTCAGCGCAGCGATATAGTGATAGCACTCCATCTGGCCGTGCGCGGTCCCGCCGATCGTCGGGGCCATGTGGGTCAGTACCCGCCAGACTTTTCCGGCGTCGCCATCCAGATAAACCGCCTGCTCGACGTTGTTGGCGTCGTTGCGGAGCCAGCCGCCGAGGGCGCCGACCAGAAAGAAGTTCGTCCCGGCCCCGGTCACGTTTGCGACGATCGACTCGGCGTACACCTCGGTCAGCGTCCGAACACTTGGCGTCGGATCGGTCCCGCCGCTCCATACCTCGATCGGAAGCGACGCACCCCCGGCGATCGTCGAGCCGAGACAGAGCATCATAAACGAGGCGAACTTGAGGCTACCGTCGCTCCAATAGGTCTGCATGCCCCAGGAATATGGCTGCGGCAGCCCGCCATTCTTGAAGATCGGCGCGGTCCCGCTCGGAATGTCGCCTTTCTTGAAGCACCAGCCAAACATCGGGGTCACGAAGCCGGACGGCTGAGTAACCGAGGGGGAGGTGTTGACGATGGTCATCGTCGCGACCTTGACCCCGGCGCTACCGACGATTGAAACCGGGACCGCCACCCCGTCGCCGACCGCCCCGGAGAGATGCGGCACATAGTTGATGCTGTAGGTATTAGCCCCGAGAACCCCAACCGTCACGAGGTTGCACGGTAGCGATCCGCCGTTGGTCAGAGTGAAGCTGGCTGCGTCGGCTCCCGTCAGCGTTATCGTTCCGCCCAATGTCGCGAAGGTCGGCACCGACGGGGCCATAAGCACGTTTACCGCCGCGATGACCGTTCCGCCTGCTGCGCCGGCCGTGAACCCGCCCGCTGTCGGCGTGACCGAGACAATCGTCGGCGGCGGCACCGGCACTCCAAACGGCGTCTTGCTCCGCCGAGCGGCCCAAGCCATCCCAGGCACGCTCGCGGCAAGGCCGGCCAGGATGCTCCGCCGGGTTCGCTTCACGATCTTAGCACCTCAGTTTTGAAAACAGCGTCGCCACATCGCCCGACCATGGCGTGCAAACCGAAGGCGTTGACCCGCCTATCAGCGTAACGGCCATACCAATCGCCAATACCACAGCCAGGATAACCCAGAACCCCGAGGGATCTTGGCGGATCGCCTCATGCCGTTCCAAAATGTTCATCAGCGATCCTTTCTTCATAATCCGGTCCACCACAGCAGCAGCGTTGCCATCACCGATCCGATGATCAGACCGTATTCGAGCTTGCCCATCCCCGCCCCACTCGCCGATAGGCTAAGCCGCTCCGCTATCTGCTGCCGGGCCGCGTGGCGCTCCCAGACCGTCATCAGAACCCCCACGCGCTATGCTGCTGCGCGCTCAAATCAGTCCGGTTTTGCGCGGTGAATGTGATGTTGTACCAGAACCCGCTCTCGACGATTTTCATCGTCGTGCTGTTCGCCCCGGTCATCCCCCAGGCACCAGCCCCTCCAGACCCCGTTGCAGTTCCGGTCGTGTCCGTGTTGTCGATGCCGATGACCGAACTGGCCCCGTTCAATAGGGCGCTACCGGCGTGCCAAGTCGCATCGGTCGCGGCCCCGGTCACCGAGCCACTGGTGCCGCCAATAATCGCCCAGTTGTTTGCGCTGGCGCTTTTTACGTCAAACTCGTTGGGGCTGCCGCCCCTCATCATCTTGCCGGCACCCGTTCCCGATGCCCGGTTGGCGACCGCGCTGAACGACAAAACCCCCGTCGTTGGGGTAAAGTTCGACGCGCTAGTCAGCGCCATCGACCCTGCCGTGAAGCTCACATAGGGATAACCTGCTGACGGGCCGCTGCTCAGGAAAATCTGCGGCTGATTTCCGGCTGTCGCCTGCGAGATGTCACGGGTGTTGCCGCTCTGGTCGTAGAACTTCGTCACGAAGCAGGTCGTTGCGGCGCAAAATGTCGTCGCCGTCGCCACA